TCCCCATCACTTTTCCTGCGCCGCCCGGTCCAACTCCGCGTTTACGTCCCGCAAGGCCGACACCAGCAGCTTGTAACTGTCCAGCATCCGATCCTTGACTACGATCTCGCCGCGCAACGCCGTGACGGCCTGCGCCAACTCGCGGTTGAGCGTCCGCAGGTGTGTTTTGCCAACAATCCGATCCCAAAACGCCAGCATCATCGAACAGCCTCCCAAAGCCTTGCTCCACCCGTTCCGTGCCCCTTCCGCCGGATCCCGTATCCGGCACAACGAATGAGGCCACCTCTGTTGAGCGATGAAAACACCACGCCAAATGCCCGGCCGTCGTGCGTCTCGATCCCTTCCGCCAGGCAGCGATCGACGAGATCCTCGCCGCTCACGGGCCCGCCGGCGGCCCGCAGGGTATCGAGGATGATTCTCTTGGCCGCGCTGCCGTCGAACATGGCAACGTCGCGGGCTTTCAGGGCGCACGCTTGCGCGCGGCGTTCCCCGATCATGCGGAAAAGAGGTAGGTCATCCATTTCCGGCCTCCCGTGGCTCGTCTTCCTTCACGATCTCAGCCTCAAGCCGCTCGATGTAGGCCGCCTGCCTCTCACTGTTTGCCAGCACGGCCCGCATGACACGAGCCACGTCCGCGCTGTAGGTCGCGTAATCGCCGGGGAGAAACCGCCCGCCCCAATCCAGCCAGAGCAGCGCATCTGCCGGGTTGTCGATTACCTGTCGTTCGCCTTCCATGACCATTTCCTTGAGTGGTGCGGCGTGACGTGCCGCTGACGACTGCGTGCCCGGGCGGAAAGACACCCGTCATGCAGTTGCCGGTGTAGGCTGACGACCGCCGGCTGCGTCCTCCCTGCGGCTGACCACGAAAAGCCGCTTCGGCCGGGAGCGGCCTATTTTTCTCCCCGCAGAAGTCGGGCGTGCTGTGCGGTGAGCACCATCGCCGCTTCCGCAACCTTGGGCGCGGCGTCCAGCAATGCCTCACGCCGGCTGGTCCGCCATGTCTCGTCACGCAATCGCAGGTTGCCCGGCTCGATCTCAACGTACTCTTGGCCGTCGATCGTTTTCGGCGTGCCTTCCAGCACGTTGACAAACATTTCTTGGCCGCAGAACGTCGGGAAGGCGGTCGCTTGAAAGAGCTTCTCCATCGAAATACTCCTCAAAAGGGGATGTCATCGTTGTCGGGCAACTGCTTCGCGGCCGGCTTGGTAGCCTTCGGCTGCGGAGCTGCGGCCGGCGCCGAGCCGGGCCGCGGCAGGAACTTCTCGACCTGAACGTAGAACGTGCCTTTGCCGCTCACCTTCTGTACCGTCTTGACCCTGACCGTCCGACCGATCAGCACCGACTCGTCCCAATACTGGCCCTTCTCCGGCCGCGGCATGCCGGCCGACTCGGCCAGGTCGCAGATCGTGTAGACGAGCCACGCCGGGATCACCGTCTCGAACTGGTAACCAGCGATGTCCAGCTCGATCGCCAGGCACGCTCCGGTCGGGTTCCGATCGGTCTGCAGATACTTCTTCGTCGTCTCCGCGGACTTCAGGACCATCCCTTCATGCTCGCCGTCCTCGGGGGGCATCCCGGTCGGCTGCTTGGACTCCGGCCACTCGTCGAATCTCATGTCTCTATCTCCGGTTGGTGTGTCTGCTCGCCGATCCGAACAATCGGATCTGTCACGATCTCGCGGATCCTCTCAACTACTGCCGTGGCGTTCATTTCTCCGTCGTTCCACAGGCGAATGGCCGTCTGGACCGCATCCAAACGCTCCACGGCGCGGCGGCCTGCCACTCGCCGCTGTTCCAGGTAATCACTCAGCATCTTTGGATACCTCGTCGAAGGCTTGCGAAATACTGTCCGTGATCGCCCGATGCAGCGCCATCCGCTGCTGCCGTAGCCGTCCCTTGAGCATCGCCACCCGCTCAAGCAACTCGTCGATCGCAGCGGCTTGCTGCCGGACGGTTTCCTCGAGCACTTTCGGGTCGCGGGCCGGGTCGAACGCGAAATGAGAAAGGCGGCTCATGTCGCCACCTCCGGCTGTGGCGGCTCGCGGTCGTCGTACCGAGCGTCCGGCGGCTCGCTGTCGTCGTACCGAGCGTCCGGCGGCTCGATCTCGTTGCGGCGGGCCTGGATCATTTCGCGGGCCTCGTCGGCCTGCTCGGCGGTGATCTTGGACTCCGATTCCAGCCTGTCGATCCTTTTGCCCAGCCCCCCAAGCGCGACCACCGTCGCGGCCTCGGCGATCTGCTCGCGAATCGTCTTCCTCGGCGGCTTGCTCTCAGCCGGCGCGCCGCCAGCGAACAGCGGAGCCAACGCGTCAAACGTCATGGGCAGCGTCGGCTCCAGGCCGAAACGGTTCTTGGCGTCCCAGGCCGCGGTCCGCTCGGTGTGCAGCACACGCTCCCGGCCGCCAACGGCTTTTTTCCGGCCGTCAGTGCCCTCGACCAGTGCCGATTTGTAAGTGGCGAACAGCAATGTGTCACACCACTCTTTGACGAGCGCCGCCCCCAACTTACTGAGCTTCAACTCGTGCCGATCGTAGCCGTCGGTTAGTTCCGGCGGGCTCGTGCGTTTCACGCACGAATGGCCGACAAGAACGACGTTCATGCCGGCAGCAACGAGGCCGTCGAGGCTGTCGAGGAACTTGGCGAGATGCTCCGCAACGATGACATGACCTTTCCCGAACCCGAATGCCTCAATACTGTCCTTGCCGCCGTCTTTGCAGACCTTTTCAGCCAGAAGCCGCTCGGCCCAATCAATCGAATCCACCAGCACCGTGTCGAAGCCTTGGCGATCGACCTTGAGCTCGGCGATCGCCAGAAGGATCGTCTTCCAATCGGGGATCGCCACGCGGGCCACGTCCAGGTGCCGCGTGCCGTCCTCGGTGTCGAGCACCAGCGGCGCAGGGAACGCCGCCGCCAGTGTGCTCTTGCCCACACCCTCCACGCCGTAGATCACGGCTCGAACCGGGGCGGCTTGCCGCCCGCGTGAAATCTTGAGAACTCCCATCACTGATATCCTTTCAGCTGTCAGCCTGCCGGGCCAACTCTGCGCTCGCACGCTCGCACGATTCACGCAGGGCCAGCCAATGACCACTCAATGCCCTATCCATCGATATTCCGCTCGATTCCTTGTGCTGCACGAAACTGTTCGCCGTCCGGAGGACGCCAATCAGCGACTCCATCAACAGCGACTTTCGCGTGCCTTCCGCTCGCCGATCAATCGTTGTCCGTGACCGCGGATACATCGCACTCGCCCTCCGTGAGCAGCTCCGAACGCACGACAGCAACGTGTGGCGGTGCCACAATCCCGATGCGGACGCGCCTCCCAGGTCCAATCCGCGTGACGACAACAGTCACGTCGTCGCCAATCTGGATTGACTCAGCCTCTTTTCGCCCGAGCACAAGCATTTGCCTCTCCCGTTCGTCAACCGTGATTCGCGGGTCCGCTCCTGTTGATGCCGCTCCTCTGCGGCTCCCTTCCGTGGGCATCCTTCCCCACGGCATCCTTGATCGTCTCGACGTAATGCCGGATCGTCTCGATGGCTTCCGCCACCAACTCCAGCGTCCCAAGCAGCACGACGGCCTTGCATCCGCAGTCGGTGGCGAAATCCACCTGGTTGAGAATGCCCTGCGCCGCCCGCTGGATTTCCGCCAGCGACGGAGTTACTTGTGGTCGCGGAGTATTTCCGCGAGCGGCCCCGGGCAATGCGGCGAAGCCTGACGCCAATGCGCGAACTGGTTTCGCATCATCTCGCCTTGCCTGTTCCAGCCCCGCTGGAACTCCTGGCACATGGCCTCGATCTGTTCGCGATTCGGCCAGCAGTTCTCCGCGGCCTCCTCCTCGTCTCGCGCTCCGACGTACTCGTGTGACCCGTCCATGGGTGGCCCTTTCGATCTTCGGGCTGCGCCGTTTCTTCGCTGGCACTGGCGCGTCCCTCGCCTGTGAATGATCGACCGCTGTGGTCGATGCTGGGCGGAAGGTACGGCAACGCGAAAACTCCGTCAAGAGGAGTTTTCTCTTTTTCGTATCAGCCTGAAAAAACTCGGCTTTATGCCAGCTTTTCGAGCTTCACGCCAAGCGCGGCGGCAATGGCCTTGACGGTGCTCACTCGCGGGGATGCGATCCCGCCCGTCAGGATTCGATAGAGCGTGGCCTTTGCGATGCCGGCGCGGCCCGCGACTTCGTCGATATGCAGGCCGCGGAACTGAGCCAGCGATTCGATCCTCACGCCTAGATCGCACCGTCGAATCGTGCGCGGCCGGCCACCAGGGTGTCTAGTCTGCCCACTTACTTGCATCTGCGGCCTCCGCGGCATTATCGCTTTGACTTTAGGCAAGATGCGTAGCCTTGTTCATGGCCGCAGGTTGCGATCCGACAGGATTGCAACCATTGGCGAGTGGCGGGGACAGGACGCAACCCTCCCCTATCACTCGTGCTGCGGGTAATCGGCACAACCGGCCCAACCGGCATGCCGACACGGAGGGGGCTACGCACACGAAGGTGTGAACTATCCATTCCGCGGAGGTACACACCATGACACTCGAATGCTTCCTGGACACTGTCTATGTTCCGCTCCGGCTGCGCGGCCGGAGCAAGGAATCCGTTCGACTCTTGCGGCACGCGATTACTCAGTACGGCCGATGGCTGGGCCGGCCGGCGACACTCGACGATCTCGACGATCTGGCGGTCAGCCAATGGTTGACCGCCATGGGCCAGAAAAAGGCACCCAACTCGGTCGCCCGGGAGCGTTCTGGCATCCTCGCGCTTTGGAACCTGGCCCAAGGCCGGGGCCTGGTGCGGCTTCGCCCCACCGTGGCCCCCGAGCTGGTGCCGCAGTCGGTCCCGCGGGCGTTCACGGAGGACGAACTGCTTCGCCTGGCCGGCGCGGCTCGTCAGGCGATCGGCTGGGTCGGCCCTGTGCCGGCCTGCGTGTTTTTTCCTGCCCTGTTGGCGGTGGGGCTTGAGACGGGCGAGCGGATCTCCGCGATGCTCAACACTCCAGCCGGTTACTGGCGTCGGCCGATGCTCACCGTGCCGGCGAGCGTCAGGAAAGGGGGCAGGCAGGAGCGTGTCTACGAGCTCTCGCCGGAGGCGAGCGATCTGCTCGACGCTGCCAGCCGTCACGGTGGGCCTACCGTCTTCTGGTGGCTCGCTTCAGGCACGGCCTTGAGGAAGCGGTGGAAGACCATTACCCGCCGGGCAGGAGTCGGCGACGGTCGGGATGTCCAATTCCATGCCCTGAGACGCAGCACGGCCTCGTTCCTAGCCGCGGCTGGGCTCGATGCAACCGCCTTCCTCGGTCATTCCAGCGATCGGGTCACACGTCGTAGCTACATTGACCCTCGCGTGGCCGAAAAAAATCGCCCGAAGGCGTGGCAGTCCATGCCGCGGCTGTTTGTGGGCGATTTGCAGCCTGGCAAGCCAGTTCTAGACCGTCAGGAAGGGCCTGAATTTGGCCCAGGAAGCCCGTTTGTGGGGGTGGACGCACCGGCCACGGCCGGCGACAATCGGGCCCCTGGCGGTCTGTCGGGAGAGAAACGGGCATAACGTGGG